GAAGGGCTTGTTGAACTAATAAATCTATTTCTAGATCGAATGACTAAAGTTATACTCGCAAATGGTGGTACAATCGACAAATATATGGGGGATTGTATCATGGCATTTTGGAATGCACCTCTGCCCTGTGAAAAACATGCAGAAATGGCACTTAAATCAGCTATGGAAATAGAACTACTTACCGAACAATTAAATAAAGAATTAAAAGAGAATGGACTAGACTTACCCCCTGTCGTAATAGGAACAGGAATTAATACAGGACCTTGCATAGTTGGAAATATGGGAAGTGAGTCTCGTTTCGATTATAGTGTAGTAGGCGATGCAGTAAATTTAGGGGCAAGACTGGAAGTACAAACTAGAACTTATGATACTCCTATATTATTTTCCGACTTTACACTAAAGCACTTACAAGAACATGGATGCACTACTAAATATACAAAACTTGATACAATCAAAGTAAAAGGTAAAGACGAGCCTGTAGAGATCTTTGCCCCAATATTCAAAGGCGGAACTAGAAAATTACAAAAAACATAACATTAAAAAAATAATTCTTGACTTTACGTTCATATTTTGATAAAATACACTATAGAATTTTTAAATTCAAAGCAACTAGGAATAGATAATGAGCGAAAACGAAGATATAGAGGGGAGACTTACAACTCACGAAGCTATTTGCGCAGAGCGCTGGAAAACCGTGTTTAATCAATTAGAGGGCATGGAAGGCAGAGCGAGCAAAAGATTCGATGCAGTAGAAGACTCCGTCAGCAGACTGGAGACAGTTCTTTTTTCTGCTGCAGGAGGCGGAATCGTAGGACTTGCCACTATTGTTTTTACTTTTTATACAATGACCTAACGGATAAGGAAAAATATGAAAACTAAATTATTAGCAATATTACTATCACTCATGACTTTACCAGCCTTTGCAGGGTTGAGTGGAGGAGTTGATTACTCTTCAGACTATATTTGGAGAGGAGTATCTCAAACTAATGGAGGAGCAGCAGTGTCTGGTCATCTAGAAGTTGAAAAGAATGGTTTATACGGAGGAGTTTGGGCTTCTCAGGTAGACTTTGGTGGAGATGATAGCATTGAGTATGATTTTTACGGAGGAGTAGCACTCGCAGTTTCAAATAGCATCGCATTAGACCTTGGAGTAATTCAATATAACTACGATGGAAGCTCAGACTCTTACGAAGAACTGTACATATTAGCAAATGTAGGACACTTTGGTGTATCTTACTATGTAGATATGGATGACTCAGACAAAGATTTTGTAGCAGTAGATATGGATCTTGGCTTCATAAAAGCACTAGATGTAAATTTAGAGTATGGAAGACACTATGATGATACTGACTATAAACAATTAACAATATCTAAAGACTGGATGGGAGCAAAGGTAGGTCTTCAGGTACTAGATGGTGCAAGGCATGGAACATTTATGGATCATGCGGCTTTAACTATTGGTTGGAGCTTCTAAATGGCTTATTCGGATAAAGTAGTAAAACGTTTTGAAGACGTACTAAAGAATCCAGAAGCGCACAATGTTGGACGCTTCGACCCTAATGATCCTAACATAGGAACAGGAATGGTTGGAGCTCCTGCTTGTGGAGATGTTATGCGACTGCAATTGCAAGTTACAGATAACATAATAACAGATATAAAATTTAAAACTTACGGCTGTGGCTCGGCAATTGCCAGCTCAAGTGAGTTAATAGATATGCTAACGGGCAAAACACTGGAACAGGCGGAGGACATCACTAATAAAGATATAGCTAATGCATTGTCTCTACCACCTATCAAGCTTCATTGCTCAGTTTTAGCAGAGGAGTCTATAGCAAAAGCACTAGCTGACTATAGACGTAAAGATAACTATAGGAGTAGTGATGGTTGATTACGAGACTAAAATGGCAAAGCCCGCAAAGGAGTCAACAACTCCAGAAGCCCCTGGCATAGAAATATATGAAAGTAGGGGATTATGGAAGTACCGTGATGCTATGGGAAAATTGCATAAATTTAAAACAAAAGAGGAAGCTGAAAAAGCTTTAGAGGAAAATGACTAAGTGGTTTAAAAAAGCTTGGAATATTATAAACGGTTCAGACAAAAACTGGGACGGCACAGTAGATATTCAAGACAAAATGATTGCCGCTAAACAAAAATCAAAAACCTTTGCAGAAGTTAAAGCAGAAGCACAGGAGAAGGCGTCAGATGACGCAAAGGAGAAGTAAATGGGAGCTATAAAATTGCTCGGAACACAAGTTGCGTGTGGAACTAGTGTTGGTGCTGCATCTACATTTGATGGATCTGTCAATGTAAGACTTGTTAATTCAGGTACTACAGTTAGACTAGTTACTGTTGCTAATGCGGCAGACGCCACGTTAGGAACTTGCTCACTAGCAGGTGGAGAAACAATAATTCTTAAAAAAGGAAATACTGATCAAATATTTGCTGCACATGCAGAAATACTCGGAACGCCAGTCTTAACAGAAGGGTAGTGGCGAGAAAAAAGTTACGAAATACTCGTGGGTCTACGAAAGGACGATCTGCTTATCAGAAGTATTTAAAATCAAGGGTAACATCAAAACGAAGGACTAAGTACCAAACGTACAAAAAGTCCAGGGCTCAGAGATTGGGCAAAAGGAGTTAATTATGCCAAGTGGTAAAGGAACTTATGGAAGTAAACGTGGACGACCTAAGAAAAGTGGTAAAAAGCGCGGGGGTAAAAAGAAAAAGGGTATGAGGCACCATGGCTGTTAAGAGGCGTAAACGAAAAACCTCAGCCAAGAAACGAAACGTACCTACTAATAAAAAGCTATATGCTAGAGTTAAAGCAAAGACTAAGAGAAAGTTTGCTGTATACCCTAGTGCATATGCAAATGCTTACTTAGTGAGACAATATAAGAAAGCAGGAGGGAAGTACCGTCGTGGCTAGGGGTGGTTTAGGCAAATGGTTTAAACAGAACTGGGTAGACATTTCTCGACCTAAGAAGGGTGGAGGCTACAAAAAGTGTGGCAGAAAAAAAGCCAAAAAGGGAAAGAAAGGATACCCCAAGTGTGTACCAGCAGCTAAAGCTGCAAGAATGAGCAAAAGTCAAAGAACATCAGCAGTAAGACGTAAGCGCTCAAAACGACAGGGAGTAGGTGGTAAACCCACTTATGTAAAAACTATAGCAAAAAGAGGACGACGTAAACGTAAAACTACACGTCGTAGAAGGAGATAACTATGGCGGTAAGGAAACGAGGGCGAAAAAAAGACTCTAGACTTAAGAGAGCAGGAGTTTCAGGTTATAATAAACCAAAACGTACTCCAAAACATAGAAAGAAGTCCCACATAGTAGTAGCGAAATCAGGAAAGAAAGTTAAAACTATTAGATTTGGGCAACAGGGAGCAAAAACAGCGGGCAAAAGGAAAACAGGCGAGTCAGCTAAAATGAGGAAGAAACGTGCTTCATTCAAAGCAAGACATCGTAGGAATATTAAAAAAGGAAAAATGTCCGCAGCATATTGGGCAAATAAAGTAAAATGGTAGAAGATATAGATTTAAGATATTTAGATGAGAGCTGGCTGAGGAATCTTTCAGATGCAGCAACTCAAGTATTAGATAAAGTAGACAAAGAAGCATCTAAGACTGGTCAGCTCAACGCTGATAACTTACAGATGGCATCACTCTGTGGTGGCTTTTTATATCTTTACCACCTTGCTCAATCACATCAAATTATTCATTCATCAGATAACAAAACAGTACATTGACTTTAGAAATCAGTCGTAAAGACATAGAGGGTACAGAGTTAACCTCTTACACATCAGAAGATAGGTTTATCAAACTTCCGATAGAGCCATATATGGAACTACTGGGGGTTACTCCTATCGCATCACAACTTGCAATAATCAATGCAGTCAACAATCCCAAATATCGTTTTGTATGCGGAGCAGTATCAAGACGTCAGGGGAAAACATACATTTCAAACATAATTGGGCAACTCACAGCACTTGTCCCAAATACTCACATATTAATTATGTCACCTAATTACTCTCTATCTCAAATATCATTTGATTTACAGAGACAACTTATCAGACACTTCGATCTAGAAGTTACAAAAGACAATGCAAAAGATAGAGTTATAGAACTATCAAATGGTTCTACAGTTCGTATGGGATCAATCAATCAAGTGGACTCTTGTGTTGGTAGATCATACGATTTAATTATCTTTGACGAAGCAGCACTTGTAGACGGTAGAGATGCTTTTAATGTAGCATTACGTCCTACACTTGATAAAGATAATAGTAAAGCAATATTTATATCTACACCTCGTGGTAGAAACAACTGGTTTGCTGATTTCTTTTATCGTGGATTCTCAGATGAATTTGCAGAGTGGTGCTCAATACGAGCTACTTACCACGAGAACCCACGTTTTAGTGAAGAAGACATTATAGAAGCTAAAAAATCTATGTCAGGAGCAGAGTTTGCTCAGGAATACATGGCTGACTTTAATACTTATGCAGGACAAATATGGGCATTTGATTACGAGAAGTGTGTAGCTGACTTATCAGAATTAGACACAAGTAAAATGGATGTCATTGCAGGACTGGATGTGGGGTACAAAGACCCAACAGCTTTATGCGTTATTGCATACGATTGGGACTCAGGCAACTTCTATGTATTAGATGAGTACTTAGATTCAGAGCGTACTACAGAACAACACGCACTACAAATACGGGCACTCCAAGACAAACATGACATAGATTGGATCTACATTGACTCAGCTGCACAACAAACACGATTTGACTTTGCTCAGAATTATGATGTAACCACTATAAACGCTAAAAAATCTGTTCTTGATGGAATCGGAGAAGTAGCAAGCATAGTTGACAATAATAAGCTTATAGTGGATCAGAGATGCACTCACACTCTCGAGTGTTTAGACCAGTATCAATGGGACCCAAATCCGAATCTTATGAAAGAAAAACCAAAACACGATAGATTCTCTCATATGTCAGATGCTCTCAGATATGCGCTGTATACTTTCGAGACTTCTGCAACAACTTTTTAAATTAACCAGACCTACGAAAAAATGTTTCTTGACTTTTTCGTGGTATTTTAGTATAATACAAGATAAGAGAAAAATAAATGAATCTTAAGCGAGACTTAGTCAAATACGTTAGAGACAAAGCAAAGTCAAAGTACGATAAGGGAACGGAGTGTGAAATTTGCGGAAGTACGGAAAATCTGGACTTTCATCACTTCTACGGAATGACGGAACTACTAGACAAGTGGCTAAGAGAGAACAAATTGAATATTGATAGCGCTGAAGAAATAATGGAAGTTAGAGATACGTTTATAGAGCAGCATATCGCAGAACTATACGAAGAGGCTGTAACTCTTTGTCATAATCATCATTTAAGATTACATTCCATTTATGGAAAACGACCCAAATTATTCACAGCCCAAAAACAACAACGTTGGGTACTAAAACAAAGAGAAAAACATGGCATGGTATGACCGAATACTAGGTAGACAAACAAATATCTATAGCGACGACGAAAAGATTAATCCTGCTCAATACCTGATTGGTAGAGAGGAAGGTTTAACAGTCGAATCTAGAGAAGTAGTTACTAGATATCGTGACGCTTATGAAAAGCTAGAAGTTGTAAACCGTGCAGTAAATATTGTTGTAGATGACGTTGCTGAAATCCCAATGGATGTCGGACCTAAAGTGTCAGGACTAACTCCAGTAATTAAAAACATTAGAAAAGTTACTGTTAATAACTTACTAAATGTGCAACCAAATCCATTCCAAGACATAAATACATTTAAAAGAAATCTGATAATTGATTTATTGATTGATGGAAACATATTTATTTATTTTGACGGGAGCGGCATGTATCACTTACCTGCTGAAAACGTTACAATTGAAACAGACGAACAGACATATATAAGCAAGTATACGTATGACGGAATTATCGATTACTCACCAAGTGAAATTGTACATATTAAGGAAAACTCATTTAACTCTATTTATAGAGGAGTTCCAAGACTAAAACCTGCATATAGAACCATGCAGCTTTTAGCA